TGTCTCTTTGCCCTTCATTCAATGATACTGGTTTAAACTCATTATCAGTTGAATCCAAATATCCTACTGATGTAGCATTTTGAACAAGACCTCTTTGGTAACCTGCTGGAGCAAACCACTGATAAGCCACGTTGTCATTAAATGCCATAGTTCTTAAAGCAATATGACTAGCAGGTACCATTACGTTTGTGCCGTCTAGGTTAGTTGTTAATCCTGATGGATAATGTACTGATACATACGGACTAGAAGATATTAAACCTTTGTCTCCGTTTTCACTAGCAGTATTAGAGTTCTTAGCCCACGCACTTGTTGATGTTGCGTCTGATTTAAGTCTAAGAGGTGAATCTCCAACAATGAATGCTACTTCTTTTTTATCAGTATTTAGAGTAATCATTTCGTCGATTAATTCAGGATATCCAGGAGTTGAAATTAAGTTAAAGAAATTAACTTCACTTCTAATATCTTCATTAGCCGCTATAGCACTTTGTAGTTTATTAACAATAACTTTTCTCTGTGCTTTTCTACTCATATAAGGTGTACCGTCAGTTTGGTTACCTGAATGATCTACCCATACATTACCATGATTCACGCCGCCAGTAGTATAATTAATTTTATACTGCTTAACGTTTTTGCCTGAAGCACGTTTGTTCCATGCTAAGATGTTATTAGGAACAGTTGCCGCCAATGGCGCATCTGTATCTAATGCCGCTGTAGTTGTTGCTGTAATAGGACCTAAATCTGTAAATAAGATTCCGTCACTTGTTACTTGATCAGTAGTATCTACTGCAACCCACTTGCTGGATTTTCTTTTGTATACTTTAGGATAGTCTTCTAACGCATCTGAATCAACCCATATATCTCCATCAACTAATGAACCACCATCACTTTGTAGTGTTGGTTCACTTGCCGCTGTATTAACGTCATACTCTGATGAGTATAATGTCCATGTTTGAGTTCCGCCTACGTTTTTGTTGTACCATAAGTTAACTGCGATGCTATCATCATACCATAGTTGACCGTCTGTTAACGCACCGTATGGTGTCGCACTTCCGAAACTATAATTTGCTGTAGTAACACCTTGAACTGGTTTCCAGTTACTATATGTTCCTGCTGTAATGTTAACATTAGTAGGACCATATCCACTGACTGTACCTGCTCTAACTCTAACGTCTTTACCTGCTGTATCTGTAATTGTAAGTTTATTACTAACATTTGAAGCAGTAACAGTAGTAGCACTTGCGGAACTTAATGCCGCATTAATGTCTTTGACATAGTCATCTACTATTGCTTTACCGCCATCTGACTCAGTTGTAAATGTAACATTAATATTCGCACCTTGGTTTAAGTTTAATACTAAACTAACTAAACCACTGTGAGCTGAAACGTCAACATTTCCACTAACCGCTGTTCCTTGAACTTGGTTACTTGTAAGACCGTTATGTCTTTTAATACTGAATTTACCATTAATGTCAGTGTCATCATTTTCTGGATCAAATTCTACAAATAATGATCCGTCTGTTGGTTTAGCCGTTACTGCATAAGCCGCCGCTGTGTTGGCATAAGCATTCGCTGAACTTGAAGTCCATGATTTAGTTGATGCGTTATATGATTTAACACCATACTTAAGACCACTTGCTAAAGAAGTTGTCTGAACAATTAAATCGCCATTTGCTAATGCGCCACTGTCTGCTTGTAGTACTGGTCTATTTAAGTGAGTTACTACTTGAAAATCTTTACCTACTACTGCTGTAAACTGACTGTTTTTTGTTGTCATGTCATACCAACTACTTGAATACTTGTAGTAATATGTTATGTTTGCTGTGGCGTTACCACTGCTATCAACTCCTAATACTGCGATGTCGCCATCTTTACCTACTGAATTCTTAGGTGCGCCGCCACTTGCTACATCGTCTTTTGCGAAAATGTATGGAGTAGTGAACTCTTCGTATTTAGAAGTAGACGTATTGTACTTGAAAATACCCCACTTAGTTGCTGAACTATCTAGCCATACTGTTCCGTTTGCCGGAGCAGGACTAGGTGCTACTGTTAAAGGCTTCAGTGCGTCAAGATCGACGTTTGCTCTAAGAACGTATGCTCTAGATGCCAATCCTAAGAAACTGTGTGCCGCTAATAAACCGTATTCGTTTAGTTCATTACCATGTGAAGGTGTTCCACCCGTACTGTAAAAAGTTGGGTTTCCGTACTGTTGTAATAATTCTCTTTGACTAGTAATAAGTTTTACTTCATTAGCCTCTGCTAATTTAGTGAAACCTGCTGTTCCGCTTCCATCAGGATTAGTTTTATCTTGATGTGTTGCTAGAATAATCAAAGGTACTGTACCAGGTCCGCCGGGACTATAAAAACTTTCGTCCGATACTGTAATATCTACACCAGGTGATACTAATGTTGCCATAATTCTCTCCTATTATACCTTAATTGGTTAACAGTATTTATTAAAAAAATGGTTATTTGCGGTATTATAGAAATGCCAAATCATCTAAAATTGCTTTAAATGATAAATAAGCCTCTAAACTAGTTCTAGGCCCGAATCGTTAAATATTTCTGGTTTTTGTGGTAATTTGTCTATTACAATGTCGACATTAGCATATAGTTCTTCTAGTGTGCCATTATTATTAACAGTAAAGTCTATGTCGCACCCAATCCAATCGTATTCGCTTTGATGAACATCTGAAAAATCTCTACTCATTATATGCTTTGCTACAGCATCGCCATTGTTGGCCGCTAATGCTATGTCATACCATACTGGTTTTTCGTCACGTTGTACAAGTATAGTTGTACCGCCTACACGTCTGATCAAATCTAATTCGTTTCTAAATCTACAGTCACTAATTACTACACATTGATTTTGATTATGTAATTTTTTTACTCTATATTCTAAACTGTTTAACCAAATGTTTGGATCAAAGTGATTACGCATTACATCAGTACCGATTAACTGTAATGCTAACCTAGGTGTGAAATTTGCTATCTTGAGTTTCTTGCTCCAGTATAAGTCTATACTTTCTCTGAATTCTCTGCTTTCGTCTGTTTCGCCTTCGAGTAAATCTCTATCCCAGCCAAACACACTAGTACATAAGTCTTTTATTGGTCCTGCGAATGATGTTGGAATACATCCTTTTGTTGCTAGATATTGTGCTACGGTATTCTTGCCGGATCCTATATTGCCTAATATTCCTATTGTATTCATTTATCCTATCACAAAACCGTAATTTCTATTGCCCTCTTCCATATTAATTATAGAAACTAATAAACGTTCTTTCTCAGAAGCGGCCTCTTGTTTTAACGCATCACCATTTAACTGTATGGCTCCGCCTGGTCCAGGTAAGCCTGATGCGTATTTGCTTCTTGCTTCACCTAGCATGAGTTTTGCTTCTGCTAACGCCCAATCGGACATCCACGGTCTTGTATATTCATTTTGTAATAGACTTTGTTCAGGTACTAAGTTCGAAACTTGCATCATCACATCTTCTGCTACGGATATTTTTCTTAGAATTTTTAATACTTTGGTAGTTGAATTAAACGTGAAGTCGTATTCGCCACCAAATATTCTGTTAAGTGTTTCTTTGTATTGTGTAAATGCGTCATAGTTTGCTAATCCGCCAACAACACCTGCGTTAATCAAGTATGTATTTTGAAATGCTACATCGAATGGATCAAAGTTAGTACCGGTACCTATGTTTCCGCCACCTACTCCTCTTCGATATATTCTTCTTATGTTTAACACTTCACTTGGTAATGTATACTCTTGCGTATCTACCTGCGTGTGTAAAAACGTATAACTTTCTTCAACCGCACCATCACTTCTGCTTCTATAAACTTGAATTGCTCTGTCTATAGCAAGGTTGTAATGTTCTGGATCTAGTTCCACGTCGATCATACCATCGCCTAGACGAAGTTTCATTTCTGTAATTAGTTTATCTCTTGATGTTTCTTCTGCACTCATAGTAACTATTTATCAAAAAGTCTTAAGTATAATCGTGTGCTCATTGAATCTACCGTTCATTTTGGTAGGTGTCGTAGTTAAAGTATCAAACGACTTCTTGCACTTCTGTTTTCCTGCTTCGAACCATGGTAACATTTCAGCAGGCTTCCTTAATGTCTTCTGTATACTTTCCTTAGGATTAAATTCTGTAAGTGTTGTGCCTTTTACCATAATACCTGTACCTGGTCGGTCAAGTCCTTTAGGGTCAATGTCTTTTGCTTTGTAAACACCAATCTTTCTAGTCTTAGTGTTGTATACCCAAACTTCGTTAGCATAAACTACATCAGTTGCCGGCAAACTTGCTAAAGCAAACTGTGGATCGTTTACTTGAAACTTTAATTTCTTTACTATAGCATCCTTAGACCGTGCTTTAGGCTTACGAGCCTTGCGTGTAGTCGCTTTTGTTTTGATAATGGTATCACAAGCAGTATTAATCGTTTCGTAGTACTGTACGAAGGCTTTACGCATCTTAACGTCAAAGTGTTCGTATGCTTCTTTGAGGTCTTCGTCTTTCCAATCCAGTACTTCTAGTGCTTCGCTATACCCAGGAGCAAACTCATCTTTAATAATTTTAGCATGTGGTCCTTTTATTTCTGGTTGATATATTTGCATTGCTTTGAACGGATCAAACTCTTTAATGTTTTTCTCGCCGTCTACCATGTCATCTAAGAAGCCTTCTAAGTCACCGCATAAATCGGCAACCTGTTCTTTCATACGTTCTTGTATGCTAACAACTTTCTTAGGTGCCTTTTCTGCTTTAGCAAGTTTTTCTTCTATAACTCTACCGCCCTGATAAATCCACTCTTCTCTTCTTTTTTCTAAATGCTCTAAAATCTTGTCAGAAATAAAGTTAAGTTTTTTCCAAGAGTAAATTGTAGTGCTTGTAGGTCCAAACACCCAATCAGGAGATTTAAGTATTGTTACTATATCCTCTTGTGCCCAGCCGGAATCGTCTTTAACCCATTTCCTGGTCATTGCGATTTTGTCTTTGTCTTTTATTTCAGTTCTTACAAAGTACTGAACATCCTGGTATGCTTTATTCATTGCATCCTGATCTGTTGTTCCTTCGTACTTCTTCCAATCCGGCTCCGGAGTGAAGTAAACTGTCTTTGTTTTTCGTTTAGCCATACCAATAATTACTCACTTTTAAAAACTATATATATTTTTTCTGGCAAAAAGGGTGTCAAATAGATTAAATTTTGCGATCAACAACCATTTCTACTATGAGTTTGACATCGTCATTTAAGTACTGCCAAACAATGTCTTCTTTGTCTTTTAGTAACATTTTGTCTCTAGCAAATATTAATGTGCCAATCATTGCTTCTTGTGATGCGTCTTTTTTGCCTTCGTTTTTACCAATCGTATATGCTTGGTATGAACAACATGCCATTACTACCGCAAAAATTATTAATTCTATAAACATATTTGTCTCTCCTATATAATCCATAACAGTATAATAGCAAAAAAAATATTGTTTGTCAATCTGATAAATACAGTTATGCCTAAAATAAGTTTATGGAATCCAGTAAAACGCAATGACTACAAGTTTATTGGCGGAATAGTGGCGGAAAATATTTATGCCGGCGGTACCGGTGTTAATGTTCACAAGTACATAGGTATTCACGATCAAGGTGATACTAAAGACTTTACAAAACCGCAAGAACAAAATGAATACGGAGCAGACGGTGATCAAAGGACCGGCAAAACATTCATTCAAGACGTGCTTTTCTTAGAAAACCGAGATAGAAAATACAGCGACGATGTATTTGAACTACGTGGCACATATAATGTAGGTGATAATGACTTTGATCTATCACAATTTGGTATGTTCTTATCAAGCGATACGCTATTTATGGGATTCCACTTAGACACAATGGTGGAAACAATAGGCAGAAAATTAATGGCAGGTGATGTTATAGAATTACCGCATCTTAGAGACGACTTATTACTAGACGAAAGAAAAGATGCTGTGAATAGATTCTATGTTGTAACCGATGCCAGCAGGCCGTCAGAAGGATTTGATCCAAATTGGTGGCCGCACATGTGGAGAGTTAAACTAGGTCCAATACCCGACTCACAAGAGTACAGGGATATTATTGGATATGGTGACGAAGAAGGCGACCTACGAAATGCTATTAGTACATATAAGGACGAAATTGATATTTCTGATGCTATTATACAACAAGCAGAAAACGAAGTGCCAAATGATCCTTATTTTTCAGATGGTGCTCACTTATTTGTAGACGAAAATGCCAAAGGTAAGCCGTATATAGGCACTATAGAAGGTGCGCCAAATGGTGCTCAACTATTAGGTAGCGGAGTATCGTTTCCGTTGGCATCTGCTGACGGTGACTTCTTCCTTAGAACAGACTTTTCACCTAGCAGAATATTTAAAAAGCAAGGCTCACGTTGGATTAAAGTTGCTGATGATAGCAAACAAACGTACAGAACTGCGAACAGAATACTCGACGGGTTTATAAATAACAATACAGAAACAACGAATACTGATAAATCAGTAACTAGCGAGAGAACATTTGTTAGCAAGATTGTTAAACCGAAGACGGATAATTAAAAATGCAGTATTGGTATGATGAGCAAGTAAGACGATATATTCTACAGTTTATTAGAATATTTCATGCTTTCAAGGTAGCAGAAGGCGGGAGAGACGGTGAAGATATAAGATACAACACCGTACCTGTTAGATATTCCGATCCAAGCAGAATGGTTTCGCATTTACTTAGAGAAAATTCAGAAAACGTTATTAACAGCACCCCATTTATCGGTGTTAGCATTGCTAGTTTACAGTTAGCAAGAGACAGAACGCAAGATCCGTTCTTTACAGATACAAAAAGTGTAACAGAAAGAAAGTACGATAGTAACACAGGAAACTATAGTGCTGAACAAGGCAATCAATATACGATAAACAGATATATGCCTGTTCCTTATAACCTGAGTATGCAAGTTGACATTTGGACACCGAACACAGATACCAAATTACAACTTATGGAACAAATTTTAGTACTGTTTAATCCTACAATACAACTACAGCAAAATACAAATCCGTTTGACTGGACACAAATTGTTGAAGTAGAATTAACAGACATACAGTTTAATAATAGAACATTACCGGCCGGTGTCGATGAGCAAATAGATGTAGCAACGTTAACGTTTCAATTACCTATTTGGATTAATCCGCCTGCTAAAGTTAAAAGACAAAGCATTATACACGAAATACAAACTAATGTATATGCTGATTTTAACGGTCAAGACCTAACAGACTTAGGTTATGACGAAGACATATACGACTTCTTCAGAAACTTTGATTTAACTTCTAGAGTAATTGTTACTCCGAGTAATTATAAAATACAAGTGGTAGGAGGAGTAGCAACATTGTACGACTCAGCCGGCGTTACCCCTCAAAAATGGGCACCGCTATTAGAGATGTATGATAAAACTGTGCAAGATAGTGTCAGTTTACTTAAATTAAAAATTATCGATGATCTAGATGACGACACACAAGATATAGCAGGAACTATTGCTATTAATCCGTCTGATGCTACTCAACTAGTATTTAATTTAGATACAGATACCTTGCCAGCCTCGACCCTCGATAACGTAAGTAAAATAATAGATCCTACAGCGAACTATCCAGGGGACGGCACTCTGCCTGCTCTGGCTTTCGGACAACGATATCTAATCACTGAAGATTTAGGCGACGGTTACACAAACTGGGGAGTTACGGCTTCAGCAGACGATATTATAGAATATGGCTCTACTGGCTGGACCGTAAGTTTCGATGCTAGTACCAAAAGAGAAGTTATTGCTACCACAAAGAACTTAAATACAAGTAAAGTATATAGGTGGACAGGTACATTATGGATGAGCATTTACGAGGGGGAATTCAACCCGGGGTATTGGACACTAGTCCTGTAACTCCATTCACCGGCATTGTCGGTGTAGGCGCATTATTCTTATCTACAAACACTAACAGAGTATTACTTCAATTCAGAAACAGTGACAAACGACAAAAACACACTTGGGGATTTTGGGGAGGCATCGTGGAAAGCGGTGAATCGCCATACGAAGCACTAATAAGAGAAGTTGAGGAAGAGTTAGGCATAGTACCAGACATCAGCAAACTTAATCCGATTGATGTGTATCAAAGCAAAGACAGAAATTTTATGTATTATAGTTTTGTAGCAGTTATCGAAGATGAGTTCCTACCGACACTGAATGGTGAAAGTTGTGGGTATGCGTGGGTAAATATAGGTAACTGGCCAAAGCCACTTCATGAAGGTGCGAGGGCAACTTTGCTCTACAATAAAGGTAGAGACAAATTACAAACCATATTGGATATACATAAAAAAGATGTCGGACATAATTGATTTTAGACTTGTTAGATTTGAATCATTAATATTAAAATTTGCCAAAACAAATGAAATACCAAACCAGTTTATCGATGGGCAAATGGATCTTGAGTATTTGGCCGAAGCATATAAATCAGACTTATCAGAATACCATTTAAAAATTGTTACTAAGTTAAAACGTTTGCTTACTAGCAAGATTAAAAAAAGCAGTGACAATATATTAGAAACATTTATGGAAGAATATTTCGCATTCTATACCAATCAATGTACTAAAGAACAACAATGGCACCATAGCATTGTAATGTCTAAATATAGAAAAAATCTTAATCCTATACGAGCGTTATATTACGAACTATTAAACATAATGAATGCGTATAATCCAGTTAATGAAATACATCAATTTGTTGTAGATCTATTTGTAGACGCCGAGTGGCGTAATAAAATTGTTAACTGTATTAATAAAGATATCAAAACCATAGACAACATTATTTCAACATATCATTATCCATTAGAAAAGATTGGCGAAAAGCCTTTTGAATTTTTATATCTTGTAGAACTAAAGAAAGATCTTGTTTCTTCTAGAAGTGTATTCCGTTCTATGGAACACTGGTCGCCTGATGAATAATTATTTGTATAATTTACGAGTTTTGCCGTCGAACAATGGCGCATAAATTTTAACTGGTTCTTCTTTACCTTTTACAGTAACTTCGCCCATTTTACCAAACGCAATATCTGGACATAGCATGTAAGTATATTCTGATACTAAGATTGGCGTGTCTTCTTGTCTTGTTTGTGCTTCTAATCTAGCACCTAAGTTTACAGCATCGCCTACAACACTATAATCTAATCTAGTTTCAGCACCCATGTTACCGACAATACATGTACCTGTGTTTACACCAGTACCAAACTTAACTCTAGGCAAGCCACGTTCTTCCATTTCTTTTTCTAGTTCGTCACCTAGCAGTTCAATTTCTATTGCTGTTTTAACTGCCATCTCAGCATGATTTTCACAGGGTAGTGGAGCATTCCAGAACGCCATTATACAGTCGCCCATGAACTTATCTATTGTGCCACCGTTGGCTAGAACGATCTTAGTCATTTTATCTAGGAAGCCGTTTATAAGTTCTACTAGTCCTTCTGGATCATCGTTTTTCATATACTGCTCTGATATAGGAGTAAATCCGACTATGTCAGCAAACATGAAACTCATTTCTTTTCTTTCGCCACCTAGTTTCATTAGACTTGGATCTTTAACTAGCATGTCAACATAGTCAGGCGATATGTAAGTACCAAACTGTCCTTTAATTTGCTGACGTAATTTATATTGTTTATAGAAGTTATTAAATGCTGATTGTGTAAAGATTAGAAAGCCACTTACTACAGGGTATGTAGCATCAAGTAATTGTAAATTATTTTGGTATAACCACACACTACCATATGCTTCACCACCTAAAATTAGCATGGAAATAGGTGCGGTCCATAGCAACGGTAGTTTATATACTGCTAAGGCTATTAAAATCATAGTCAACAACGCACACAGAAGCTCTGTAACAGCACTTAACTGGCTACGGGTTATATTGGTACCATCGAGCATGTTTTGTAGCATGTGTGCGTGTATGTGCTGTGGATAGAGGTTGCCTCTTGCTGTTGGTACAGGGTTAGCAATACCTTCTGCTGTAACACCTACTATAACCATTTTGCCTTCAAGGTCTGGAATACTATCTGCTCCAGTATATTCTATCTCAGTAAATTTGTTATTAAAGCGAATATATGCTGTTCCGTTTGGTTGCGTTACAAAAGGATCAAAGCCTTTTACCATAAACTCTTGTATACCAATTTCGCTTGTTTTAATTTTATAACTTTTTTGTCCGTTTTTAACTCGTAACATTTCAATAGCAAAACTAGGATATATTTTTCCTTCTACGCCTATTGCCAATGGATACGTTCTTGTAACAAAATCAGGCTGTGGTGCTGATGCGTTAACACCTTTACCATTAACAGCACTTTCTAATGTAGATACGTTTGTAACAAGATTACGCCATGTTAGTAAATAGTCTGTTGCTGGAACTGGACCTATTGTGCCAGTGCCTATATGTGGGCCTGAGGTTTTAGTACCTCTAGCACTAGGTGTTTGGCTTAGCACATTGTAGTTTATTGGATTACGCCTAGCACCCGGTACATTAACAACATTCTGTGATAGCATATCGGCAAATGATTCATCGCCTGAGAACCTATCTGCTTCTGGAAACATCACTGTCCAGCCGAGGACACCTGAATTTTTAGTTGCTACGTCAACAACAAGTTGAGCATAGTATTGTCGTGGGAAAGGATACTGGCCGTATTTTGCTAAAGTGTTTTCGCCAAAGTTTAATAAAACAATGTCGTTGCTTTGTTTAACTTCGTCAAATTGCTGATACGCATCGAACGTTTGATTTCTTAAATTCTCAACCGGCGTAGGATCAGCAATTTTTAATATCGTCAAAAGTACGATAGATATTGCTACAGCATATCCACTGTATAACCATTTCATAACTGTATTTAGTTACTACTCTGTATCATTAAGTGGATTTTCTAGTATAGTCGTAATTTTTTCTTCTAGGTCTTTTCTTAATTCTCTAGCATCAGAATCGATTTCTTTAAAACGAGCATTCATGTCACGTTCCATAGCATACACATCATTTCTAATTTCTCGTTGTGTTTCTGCTGATGATTTATCTGTTGATCTTGCTAAATCCATTGCAATAGTAATATCTGCTCTTAGATCTGTTTTAATGATTTCAGTAAGTTCGCGAACATTCTCTAACTCTTGCTGAATTGCGTCAGGCTGTAAACCTGCTAACTTTTCTTCTGCGTCAAGTAGTCTACTGTAGAGTTCAAAGCCTCCCCAAAGTCCACCAATTATTGTACCTAATAATGGAAGTATAATAAGCAGTTTGGAACCACTCATTTTAACACCAGCCATTTCTATTTCTGCCATCTTATTTCTCCGTTTCTGTTTCTAATAATTTATATTGACTATAAATCATTTCTTTTAGTTTTTCTTGAGTCTTACCAGCCATCATGTAAAAACTCGCTTTATTATCAACCGGCTTATTGCCTTTATACACTTGCGAACTACCATACCATGCTTGTTGATCTGCTAATTGCATTTGCGATGTATATTCGCTAAAGCCTGCTGTATAACCAATGTATGCTACTGCTACAGTTTGGTCACCGTATTCGTTACCTTGCTTTCCGTCAGTTTGTATGCTTTCTAATTCTGCTGTTAAATTTGCTTGGGCAACTTCGGCTCCCATTGTGTCTGCCAAACTTGCTACTGCTTCAAACTGATTAACTTCTAGTTGCGTAGGTGCTTCTATTTCATACTTGTTATAATCGGGTGTTTGCTGACTTAAGAATTCTGTTAAGCCTGTTCCACTTGCTAGTGCTTCAGTTAATTCATCTTCAAACTGTACATCTGTGCTACTGATTCCGCCGCCGGTTCCATCATCAAAACTTTCTACAAATTGTAATGATTCATCTTGTTGTTCTGTTTGTGCTTCAGCAAAACTATCAGCAACTTCAAATGCGCCGGTATCAACTGTGTCTGTGACACTTACAGTAGCATCAAAACTTTGTTGACCCATATTTTGTTCTGATTGTTCTTGGAAGAACGTATCACCTGTTGTACTTTCTTGTGTTAGTATACCCATGTTGCCTTGGCTACTTCCGTCGTTAAAAGTTGTACTGCTTTGACTACTACCGTCATTGCCTTGAGCAAAACTTCCGCTACCGTCATTACCACTTGAACTACCATCGTCAACACTACTGCTACCGTCATCAATACTAACACTACTGGAACCATCGTCTATGATGTCAGCAATAATTGTTTCTAACTGTTGCTGTGTTTCGTTTGAAGCAAAACTGTTATCATTGCTGTTACCAAAGTCAATATTAAACTCTGCTACACTTAAACTCATAACACCTGAACCTACGTTACCTACAAATTGTTTATCTTGTTTCTCTTGTTTTTGTTCACGTTCACTATTTGTATCTGGTGTACTGGCATCCGCATAATGTGTAGGGGAATTTTCTTCATGATGTTCTTCCATCATAGGACCCTCTTCATAATACTCATCCATTTCTGCAAATGCTTCATTTTTAAATTCTGCTAATTCGTCTTCACTTAATAAATCTTCAAGTCCTTCTTCTTGTATAAAACGCTCTATGTCTGATGCTACATCTAAGTCAAAGTACGCCTCTTCATCAAATTCTCTTATTTCATCAAATGCTAGTTGTTCTTCATCTGATAAATCAAAAAATGCTTCTACGTCACATGTTGGACATTCTTTTTGTATGTCTATATTATCACTTAAAAATACTTCATACTCCATATCGGTCATCATATCTTCTTCGTAGTATAATTCCATAAGGTATTCATCTTCTAGAGCATAGTCATATGTTTCCCATTCAAAATTACCACTCTCGTCAAATTCTACTTCTTTACCATACCACTCGTCTACTTGGTCTTGTCCAAACTCTTTTACATCATACTCATACCATTCTTTACTGGTCCAGCCGTATGCGTCTTCGCCATACTGATCTTCAAACTGTTGTTCATACATTGCTTCTTGTAGCATGTATTCTTCTGTTGCCCAAATATCACTTGTTGTAAAGCCATCTTCAAAACCATTTTCTATTGCCTGTTCTAACATATACTCGTCATGCATTTCTAAATCGTAGTTCTCTAAACCAATTGTGTCCATGACTAAATCGCCTGGATTGTTACCTTGGAATTGTATGCTAGGATCATGTCCTAGTTCTATTATGTCTTGCGTACCCATAGTAATTAATACTGCTTCTTGTAAACTTAATCCTTGGTCAACTAACATTTTTTGTTCACCACTTAGATATTCGTATTCTATGTTCTCGTCTTCCATTGGGTCATATTGATTAGGAACATAAACACCGTATTCGTCCATTTGGAATTCGCTACCTGCAGTATCATTCATACTGTCGTAATCGACATTAGGATCGTATCCATCGGAATAGTAGGAGCCATCTATACTAATTTGTGAGCCATCGTCTTGTGTAACTAATCCTGTGTTAGGATCATAACCGTCCATGTTACCCCAATCGTTTGGATTAAAATAGTTACTGTCGCCATATCCGTTTGCCATCATGTCAAGATCCAAGTCGCTGTAATTGGCAAAAATACCTAACCCAGCACAGAAAGATAAACTAGCATCTTGATAGCATTGTTCCTCTTGGTCCAGCAGTTCGTCAACTTTATTAAAATATCCAGCACAATTTGTACTAAAATTAGGATCAATAGAACATTGTGAATTTAAGTACGATATAGAATATAAACTACATTGTGTACTAAAAAGAGGATCGTTTTCACATTGTGCTGGCTCTACACCATTACCATCATAGTATAATGCTCCGCCTTCTACGTTTCCTTGGTCATAGTCGTCCCATATATAAGTATAGCGACCTAGAGTGCCGTCTTGTGGATTGACACAATCTGCACACCAACTGTTATCACTAAAGAAATACTTTTCATTAAAGGTGTCTGAGTCTTTCTTTTCTCCAATTAACACATTACTGTGACTAATTTCTAAGTTACCGTATATGTAAGCATAGTCATCGTTTTCGTCATCTGCGTTGCCCGGGCATTCTGAACAGTTTTGGTCTAGCAGTACTATTTCAAAAGTATTATGTGCGTTTGGATATTGTGGATCATATTGATCCGTATCTGCTGTTACGCCATACTCACGCATGTAGTACCAACCAAATATAGCAACACCAGGCCCTGTGTCAAAAAGCATTGTGCTATCATGTGGTGCTTGGGTTTGTAAAGCAGTACCTAAGTCTAAGTCACTCCAGAAAGGATATAGTGTATCGTTCATTCCATATGAAGGACCAAGATGATTTACCTCATATGAACAGTAATCAGTAGCAGAGTTAAAAGAACTGCTGGTTAATAGTTTAAGACAACCATTAGTACTCATTAATCCATGAGTATATGTTGTTCCATGCCAGTCAAAATTAAAGCCAATAGCAAATGCGGCATTACAACCTGTTTCATCTGCGGCGCCTTGACATAGTATTGAACCGTTGCTGTTGCCACCCATATAATAGTCGCCAACAAGATTTACTAAAGGATTTGACCCACTTGGGTCACTATAACTATTAGCCTCTAGGGTAACTGGTAGCAAACAAAGTGCTAAGCCTATTAAGTGTTTAAAGAATCCCATTCGCCTTCACATTGTGATTTTGATTTCTTCTTGCCTTTACCTGATTTCTTATTACATTTTTTCATGAACTTGTCAAAATCGTCTCCTTGGTTAAGCACTTCAGAATCTACTGATGGGCGGTTTTTACTTTTCTTTTTACCAAATCCTAAGAAACCACGTTTAGCATCAGCACGTTCGTCGCTGTTTTCTGCCCATTTTTGAGTTGCTTTGTCTCCAATAGCACCCATGTAAGGACAAGGTGTTCCTGCCATTTCCATTGCTTTAAATACACGTTCGTCTTGACACATTAAACTAACTGCCGCAACCTTCATGCCCATATCGTATATAGTTTTACTTAACTTTATACGTTCACAGTTCATGTCTCTAACTGACTTACCGCCACTTAGTCCAAATACTTGTCCTTGGAAAGCACCTGATATACCAGTTGTACATAAATCCTGAGAGTAACTTGATCCAATGCTTGGTGCTATAGCACTAGCCGGAGGAGCCTTTGTTGTTATCTCTTGTTTAATAGTTTGGTTAGTTTCATTTTTATTAATGTTTTCGTTCTTGTTATTGTTGGTGTTGGTATTGTTACTTTCTGATTTGTTATTAGTGTTCACATTACTATCACTTTCACTTTTAGACGTACTGTTATTGGTGTTGGTGTTATTGCTCGTAGTATCATTGGTGTTGTTATTCGTGTTGTTTGAGGTACTGTTTGAATTAACATTTTGGTCAATATTACTATTATTGGTATTGGTATTATTCGAAGTACTGTTCACCGTGCTATCGCTAGTGTTATTGTTGGTGTTGGTATTGTTCGATGTAGTATTGTTGGTATTGCTGTTGTTATTCGTGTTCGTAGAAGTTGAAGTATTATTATTATTATTGTTGTTCGTGTTCGTAGAAGTTGAAGTATTATTATTGGTATTATTATTGGTGTTGGTGTTGGCGTTGGTATTATTATTGGTATTGGTTGCCGTACTGGTATTATTATTGGTATTG